TAGTCCAAGGCGAATATGTAGCTCGTTGGGTAATGGAAAAGGTAGGCTCTTATACCGAGGGCATGACAGCTCTTGGTTGGGAAATAGATGGTGTTATTGTTGCTGGAACGGCTTTTGAAAACTGGAACGGCAACAATATGTTTGGCCATCAACGAATAGACTCACCACCACCTAAAGGTTACTGGATTACAGTAGTAGATTACATTTTTAATCAAGTAAAGGTTAAACGCTTTACAGCTACCGTAGAAGCCGACAACCACAAAGCAATAAGCCTCAATCATAAGATTGGGTTTGTAATAGAAACAACTTTAAAAGACGCAGGTCGTAACGGTGATTTACTTATAATGACCCTATGGCCTGAAAACTGCAAAATGTTAAATTGGAGTAAAAAAAATGCTAGGTAAATTTGTGCAATTAAGATTGCAAGGTGTTCGTGACCCATTCATATCAATGGCTAACGGTAAAGCTAAAGCACCACCAGCGCCTGACTACATTGGCGCAGCTAAAGAAACATCTGCTGGCAACTTAGAGGCTGCAAGGGCTACTGCTGCTGCTAACCGTACTAACCAAGTAACACCATACGGCAATTTAACATACACAGCCAACCCAGGCACTGACCGATACGGCAACACTCTATACACTGCTACTCAAACATTATCTCCAGAACAACAAGCTATTTACAACCAAGAAAGCAAGCTTAATCAAGGATTGATGCAAACAGCAAATACTGGATTAAATTATGCAAATAAAGTATTAAGCGAGCCTGGGGTAGATACATCTAAATTGCCATCTTACGGCATTAATCCTGGCGAAACATACTCTGACGCTATCATGCGTAGACTGCAACCTCAAATTGCTCAGCAAAGCGAGATGTCTGATGCTCAATTAGCCAATCAAGGTATTGCTCAAGGCACTGAAGCTTATAACAATGCTAAACGCCAATTGTCACAACAACAAAACGATTTGTTGACTTCAGCTCAAATTCAAGGCATGAACACAGGGTTATCTGCTAATCAACAAGCCTTCCAACAAGAAGCTTACAACCAAATGCAACCTATCAATGTTATTAATGCGTTGCGTACAGGTTCTCAAGTGCAAAACCCAAGCTTTGCAAACACTCCAAATCAAGCTCAAACTGCTGGCGCTGATATATTAGGTGCTACACAGGCAGGTTACAACGCTCAATTAGCTAATGTAAATGCACAAAATGCCGCTAGTGGTGGTTTTATGAGTGGGTTAATGGGTCTTGGTGGTGCTGGCATTATGAAGTATTCTGATGAAAGATTAAAAACAAACATTGAAAAAGTTGGCTCATTAGAAAATGGTCTTAATCTTTACTCATACAATTACAAAGATGGCTATGACTTGCCTGAAGGCAAACAAATTGGTGTTATGGCTCAAGAAGTTGAAGCTATCATGCCTGAAGCCGTTGTTGAAATGGATAATGGCTTTAAAGCTGTTAATTACGCAATGTTAGGGGTTTAATATGAGTTTATTTGGTAATCAAGAAGAGATGCCTCAAGACGATACTTTGATGCAAATAGATTTAAAGCGCAAATTAGCTTTAGCTGATGCGTTGCGTCAACAAGAAACTCCTCAAGGTCAAATGGTATCGGGACATTATGTAGCGCCCTCATGGACACAGCATTTATCTACATTAGCTAATAAATATGTAGGTGGTCAACAAGAGAGAGAAGCCATGAAACAATATGGCGATTACAAAGCTGCTGAAAACACCAAAATGATTGATGCTCTTAACAAATTTGGTAAAGCTTTTGAGCCTACTACACAAACTCAAACTACTTACGCTCCAGGTGTTGGTAAAGAATTGGCTATTGGCGATACAGTTCAAACTGCGCCTAATTACAGCCCTACAAGCAACGCTAGTGAGATGGTTGCACCTACATCACCGTATGGCACACAAAGCATGACAGGCAACGCTGTGACATCTGTTCCTACTACTACGACAACAATGGTACAGCCTAATGAAAACACTATTAGACAAGCTTACATAGACTATGCAACCACAACCAAAAGACCTCAACTAATAGAAGCGTTAATGACAGGTGACTTTGACACAATGAGGAAACGGAATGCACCTTACGAGCTTGCTGCTGGTGCGAAACGCTTTGAAGGTGGAACTAACCGTCTTATTGCAGAAAACCCTAAACAAGACTCCGAGTCTATTTCTAATTTAGAAAAAGAATATCGGTTTGCTCAAAAAGGTGGGTATCAAGGCTCTCCAGAGGATTGGAAACGCATTTCATCAGAAATGACTGACGCACAAAGAGCGCAATTAGATATTGCAATGGCTAATTTAGGTATAACTAGAAACGAAAGTATTTACAAAACTGGCGGCCCTACACCGCCAATGGCTAAACCTAAATCTGTTACGATGAATGATGTAAATGAAACCGCTAGGAACTCTGGTAAAACAGTAGAGCAAGTTAAAAAAGACTTTAAAGCACAAGGCATTGCCGTACAAGGAGTTAAATAATGGCTGATTTTTCACAATTACTATATGGCTCAGCACCAGCAGCAACCGCCCCAGCAGGTATGAGAACTCCAGGACAAGGCTTGCCAGGCGCTCTTAGAGATAAAGCTATTGATAGAGCTTCAGAAGCTGCTCAAAAGAAATTAGAGGCTAGTTATGAAGTTTTAAACAAAGGCGCACAAAACTTATCTTTATTAAATAAGTTTGTTGATTTGAACACTAAAAGCAGAACTGGCGCTATTCACGAAGGACTAATGTCATCATTGTTTCCAGATTCATGGAGAGGTGACGATGAAAAAGTAATGCAAAGTATTACTGCTGAAATAGCTCCCAATAAGCGTGTTGAAGGTTCAGGTACAACATCTGATAGAGATATTTCGTTGTATCTACAATCCTTGCCAAACATAAGTCAAGGTGGAGAAGCTAATAGAAAGATTCGTGATACTTATCAGCAACAATACGATAGAGCTAAATCCAAAGTTGATTTCTTGCAAAAATGGTATGACCAAAATGGCAATTTAAACGGAGCTGAATCTGTTTGGTCTTCACAAAATCCACCTACGCAAGCTGGTGGAAATAAGCCTGGATGGTCAATTCAACCCATAAACGGAAACTAAAATGGCTGAATCAACACAAAAATTAATGCAGTATAAAGTTACATCCCCTAGTGGGCAAAGCTTTATGGTGACTGCTCCTGAAGGTAGCTCACAACAGAGCATATTGGACTATGTTGAATTAAACTCACAAAAGCAAAAGAACGATGCTTTGCGGTCTGACTTGCAAAACGAGTCATGGTTAAGCCGTAACTTAAAAGGCGTAATGACTGCCCCATCTAATTTGCTAGAAGGCGGTAAACAGCTTGCACAAGAGTTGATGAATCCACAGCAATATGTAAATCCTAAAACTGGTGAAACATCATCTAGTCCAATTCAAGGGTATCAAGCATTACCTAGGCAACAATACGATACATCTCAAATTAAGAAAAACAGGATTATTGCTGAAGAAGCTCCAGTTGGCGCAATTGCAGGAAACATAGGCACAGCATTAGCTACCGCACTAATTCCTGGCGCCAATACTAAAGCTGGCAGTATGCTTGCTGGTGGTGCATTTAGCGGATTGCAACCAACTCTCGGTTCAGAAAGTAGATTAGAAAACGCTACTATTGGCGCTTTAACAGGTGGCGCAGTTAATGCTCCGCAACTGCTAGAAAAACCATTAAAGGCTGGTGCTAACAGACTAATGATGTCTGCAGTTAAACCAGGCAAAAATGAATTAAAATCTGGCGAAGGTCAACAAGCCGTTCAAACATTGCTAGAAGAAGGTGTTAATCCTACTGTAGGAAGAACTATATTTGGTCGTGGCTTAGATACACTGCAAGCAAAGGTAGATTCTTTAAACGAACACATTACAGAGATGATTGCTAATTCAGGAGAAAAAGTTAGCAAATCAGCGGTATTAAAATATCTTGATGACTTGGAAAATTCTTACAAATATCAGCTTGATGCAGGTGCTGATGTATCCGCAGTTAAATCTGTAAAAAAAGCATTTGAAAATAGCGAATTACTCCCTAAACCAAAAAATACTGGCTTGTTACTTCCAGCACAATCTATTGATGATTTTGATGTTCAATTAGCGCAACGAATAAAGCAGGGTACATATAAAGCTATTGGTGACAAAAACTTTAATGAACTTGGTGGTGCTGCCAAAGAAGCTCAAAGGGCTGGTGCAAGAGGCTTAAAAGAAGAGATTGCTAGAGTAGAGCCAACTGTTAATTTATTAAATAAAAAAGAATCAGAGTTAATTAACGCATTAGATGTAGCTGAGTCTAGGGCTTATACTGCGCTAAAAAACAATCCAGTAGGTATTGCAGGATTGTCTAACAATCCAGTTCAATTGGCTGGAATGATGGCAGATAGAAGCGATGCGTTTAAGGCATTAATTGCTCGCATGATGTATCAAACAGGCAAAGCGGCAGGCAAGATACCTCAAGCAACAAATCAAGGTCTTGTTGGCGTTCCCATGGCTTCTGCTTTAACTTCATACAATCAGTTAAACACAGATTCAGATACATTAAATACGAATGAAACGCTTAACAATCCTTTAATGTCAAAAAAAGCTCGTAAAATGGGCAAAATGCTAAGCGAAAATCAAGGGGAGCAATAATGGCAAGAAACGGCAGTGGGGTATACTCTTTACCAGTAGGTAATCCTGTTATTACGGGAACTACAATTTCCTCAACTTGGGCTAATAACACATTAAATGATATTGCGTCAGCTCTTACAGCATCGCTTACATCGGACGGTCAAACTACACCTACGGCTAACTTGCCTATGGGTGGGTATGTATTGTCAGGTGTAGGCTCTGCTACGCTGCGAACTCAATCAGCTTCAGCAGGTCAGATACAGGATTCTGTATTTCAATACTTAACAGGCATTAGTGGCACAGATACTATCGTTGCTACAGCTGCTTTAGGTATGACAGCTTATGCTGCTGGTCAAGTGTTTAGGTTTATTGCGTCAGGAACTAACACAGGCGCTGTGACAATTAACATCAACGCTATTGGCGCTAAAAACATTACTAAGAATGGTGCAATTAGCTTAGTTTCTGGTGACATTACATTAAACGCTATTGTGCAAGTGGTTTACGATGGCACGCAATTCCAGTTAGTAGGAATAGGTGGTGGTGGTGGTGCTACTGGTGGTGGTTCAGATGAAGTGTTTATCGAAAACGACCAAGTAATAACAACAAGCTACTCAATCCCTGCAACCAAAAATGCAATGACTACTGGCCCAATAACAATAAACGCTGGTGTTACTGTAACCGTTCCTGGCGGTTCACGCTGGGTAGTATTGTAGAGGTTATGATGGAAACTCAAAACTTAATTAACATAGTAGGCGGTACAGTTCTTTCTGTTCTAGGCTGGTTTGCTAGACAGCTATGGGACGCTGTGCAAGACCTTAAGCGTGATGTAAAAGCGATTGAGGTTGACCTGCCTACATACTATGTTCGCAAGGAAGACCTAGAAGCTAGACTAGACCGCCTAGAAGCTGTGCTTAACCGTATCTTTGAGAAGCTTGATAACAAAGCTGACAAATGACACAACAAGAAAAATTAGAGGCTCTTTTTGACAAGTTAGTAGGTCAAAGAATAGAAGAAGTAGGTATTGACAACGATGAGTTTGTAATGTATACAGAGGATGGCACTTGCGTAGTGCTTTTCTCTGATGAGGACTTACAACTATATTATGAGCTTCCTGACAAAACCCACTAAGACACACTTCGTGTTGCCTGATGTCCAGGCTAAAGATGGGAATGACTTTACATTCCTAACCTGCATAGGTAAGTACCTTGTAGACAAAAAGCCTGATGTAATTATATGTATAGGGGACTTCGCTGATATGGAGTCCCTTTCTTCTTATGATGTGGGTAAAAAGTCATTTGAAGGTCGTAGCTACCAAAAAGATATTTGGGCTGCTAGAGAGGCTATGGATGCTCTTCTACAACCTATATATGACTACAACAATCAAGCCAAAAGTTTTAAGCAAAAGCAATACAAACCTCGTATGGTGCTAACGCTTGGAAACCATGAAGACCGTATTAATCGTGCTATTAACGAGGATAGGAAGCTAGACGGCCTTATCTCCATTGATGACTTGCCTTACCAAGATTGGGAAGTTATACCATTCTTAGAAGTTATTGTCATTGACGGCATAGCTTACGCTCACTACTTTACATCGGGTGCTATGGGCAGACCTATTTGTTCTGCTGCCGCTATATTGACCAAAAAGCACATGAGTTGTTTTGCTGGGCATATGCAAGGACGGCAAGTAGCTTATGGCATGAGAGCTGATGGCACGGAAATGAGCGCAATCATATGTGGGAGCTGTTACGAGCATACTGAGGCTTATTTAGGCGCTCAAGGTAACAATCACTTTCGTGGGTGCTATATGTTATACGATGTAGAGGATGGCCGTTTTGACGAATTGCCACTAACACTTAAATACCTTAAGAGTAAGTATGCCTAGCCCTTCGGGGCATTTTTTGTAGGTAAAATATGAAACAGATTAAGCTATGTGAGTGTTGCGGTGAGCCTTACGAGATAGACGATGCTGACATAGACTTTCATGTCTGCCATGAGTGTAATGTATACGATGAAGATTTAATTGGAATTATTGATATTGAGGATGAGATATGATTGGTGAATTTATAGCAACATTGTTTTTAGCCCGTGATGTAGCACACAGAGAACATCTACGCACTAAAAGCTATTCTCAACACAAAGCATTAGGCCACTTCTATGAAGACATAGCAGGGTTGGCTGACAAACTAACAGAAGCTTATCAAGGCCGTCATGGGATTATTAAAGAAATACCTATACTGACCGAAGAAGAGAAGTATAAAGAGCCTATCTACTGCATAGCTGAGAAACTAGCCTATGTTGAGAAGAATCGTTACAAGTGCATACCTAAAGATGATTCTGCGTTACAGAATATCGTGGACGAGGTAATCGGTGAGTTCTTAAGCCTTATCTACAAGTTGGAAAACCTTAAATGAAGTTGAGCGAGCATTTTACGCTTGAGGAGCTAACCTTCTCACAAACAGCAGTTCGCAGTAACATCAACAACAACCCATCTCAAGCAGTTAAAAACAACCTTAAAACACTAGCTGACAACCTTGAGAAAATACGCACATTCTTAGGCCATCCATTACGCATAAGCTCTGCCTTTCGTTGCATGGAGCTTAATCGCAAGATAGGCGGTTCTGTAAACTCTGCTCACATGGACGGTTTAGCTGCTGACTTTACTTGCGCTGGATTTGGCAAGCCTATTGATGTAGTAAAAGCTTTACACAAGTCTGGCATTAAAGTAGACCAAGTAATTGAAGAAGGCGCTTGGATTCATGTATCGTTTGACCCTAAAATGCGTCAGCAATTCTTAACAGCAACTTTTATAAACGGCAAACCATCTTACAAACCTTTTAAGGAGTAGTTATGAAAGCATTTTTATTAGCCCGTGGTAAAGAATCATCTACATGGAGGGGTCTAATAGCCCTTTTAACAGCCGTAGGCTTGACTTTATCGCCAGAGCAAGGTGAAGCTATTGTCGCACTCGGTTTAAGCGTTATAGGCGCTTTAGGCGTGTTTACAGCAGACAAATGAAATACCTGTTAGCAATCATAGATAGGTTGCTTGCTCTATACCAAGAGTGGGCAGCTAAAAAGGAGCAGAAAGATGTGCAACAAGAAAGTGAGCAAATTGAGGCAGCTCCTGCTGATTGGTTTGAGCAGCACTTTGATAGCTTGCACGACTACCATGCCAAAGCCGTATCCCCTCAAACCGACCCTCAACATCCAAAAGGTTGATGGTGGTATGTGCTTAAGTAAAGAGGACACAGCAAAACTTGGTAAATATATACTTGAATTGGAAAGACGATAATTAGTGCTTTTCACTAGCTTGCATTAATAGTTCCACCGATGTGTAAAAACCTTGATTCTGTTACTATGTATCCTATGGTTTACATTTTTGCCTGTTTGTACACTATGTGAGCGCTTTTAGTTCAAAACTAAACTAATAGTGTAGACTTGTGTGTAATTTTAAACCATTTATTCAACACAAACTTTTTTGTCCCGCAAGAATTAAACTCAAAAAAGTGATATATAGGCGGTTAAGCCGACATTAGAGGATGTAGTAAGTAACGAGTTTTTCGGCTTTCTGCGTTACATGTAACAACTACCAAATCTACGCCTTACTTGTTTTATAAGCAATAAACAACCCACAAGCTAGACCTAGCCCAAAAGCTGTTGAATAGCACAGCACATACTCAATTATCGTTTGTAACATCGTATACCGTCCGTAAGATTAATTCACAATAGTGAATAGCCTTTCTCACATCGTCAGCACCGTTCTTAGCATGATGCCTGGATATATACTTAACCACATTCCCCTCAAGAAAAGTTAGGTTATTAGCCACTATAAACTCTACTGGCTGTATGGCCATACTAGCGTAGTGATTGCCACCTACCTGTTTCATTAAAGCGTCTACTTGCTCCATAGACTCTTCCCATGCTTGCTCTGACATACCATCACTCATACCCTATTCCTGACGGGCCGTTCTGCCCAATAATATCCATGCGTTTCTCGTCCTCTTCAGTCCACCAAGCTGGGTTTTTCTTTAATGCCTCTGTTAGCACAGCAATAAAGCCTCGCTCAATCAGCCATCGTTTAGCATCGTCATCCATGTCTATTTCACAGATAGCACTGCCATCATCATTTTCTTTTATGTGCTTTACATTAATAATCATTTGTTCCTAGCCTCCCTAGCATCTCGTTCCGCTTCCCCTTGAAACCGTAGGTAGATATTCTCAATCAACTGGCCTAAGTTACTGTTTGTCGTATTAGGCACACTTAATACTATTCTACGCACTGTTTCGCCAAAACTTTCTACATTCTTTTCGTCTAGCTTTTCCATTCAGGGTCTACCTCCGCTGTGTAGTAAGTCAACAAAACTTTACAAGCTTTGATGTTTGCCTTAAACATAGCTTTGTCATCTTTATGGTAAGACCTTTCTAAACTCATCTCGCTGTCCATTAATTCAGCTTTAAGCAAAGTTATAAACAAAGCTTCACGAATGTCTAACAACAAATTATCGTGGTCGGTAAAGTCTAATTGTATTTTCATAATGTTGTTTTAGCCCGTTTAACGAAGTTTTGTGGATGTAGACGATACTTTGTATCAAGTTCTATTTTTAATCGTTCTACGGCCTCTCTACGAGCCTCTACAACCCCTTCTGGAGGTGGTGAAAGTAGTCTTAAATCATTAATCATGCCTACTGATGGATAATACGGTAAGATATTTAACATATTGCCTCCTAAAAGGGCCTTAGCCCTTTTCTTAAAATGGAATAGACGAATCTTCATCATTTTGTGGCTGATAGCCATTTGCTTTAGCTGGTTCACCATCTTTTACATACGGCTCACTAAACGAAAAGCTAAAGAACTTGCCAGCTTTGCCTTCTTTTAACCAGGCTGACATACGCATCTCTTTACCGTTGACCATGCAGTTACCTGTGTAGTCAGGGTGTGTATCTTTTTCTTTGCGGTTGTTCTTAAAAAGACTGCCGCTGTTATCTCGTTGTTCGTATTGTGCCATGTTAGTTCCCTTTTTGATGTTTTTTAAATGTTGACCGTGTCTTGCTATCTAATAATCCCCACAAGACTAACTTTTGGTCATTGTCTAGTGAATCCCATGTTACTTTAGCCTCTTGCGGATTGCCGTCAGCTACAAATGTTGTAAAAGAATCAGCCAGCTCATGCAATATATCCATTTCCTCTTTGCTAAACTCAGGTTGCTTTAGCTCAAGTTCAGGCTTTTTTGCTGGTGTGCCTGTGTCCGTTCCTGTGACAGCGTCTAAAACATCATGCTCCACAATTTCCATCGCTGAAACCCACAAGTATCTACGCTGGTATGTTTCAACAGCACCCACATTCTGCACTTCGTGGCAACCTTTTAACGCTGCGCTACCCATAGGGCTGGTGATAACTATCTGTGAGCCATCATCTATGTCGGTAATTGTTAGTGTCGCTAGGTCTGCTGTAAAGCTAACTGTGCCACACAAACCTAAGTTCCAAAAGATTGTGTTGATTGAAGGTAAAAAGTCACCAAGTTCAAAGTATTTATAGCCAGCAAACTTGTTATGACCAGACTTGTTAAGCTTAGTGTTTTGTAGCTGGATTCTAGCGTCCATAAGCTTTTTGTATACATTACTCATCTATTGCCTCCATATTTGCTACCAAAATAAGGTTAAGTTCGTTATACAAGCCTAATGCACGAATCAATGGTAATACATCTACACCTAAGAACAAAGCTGATTTAGTTTCTGCTCTAGGCTCTGTTAAAGCTTCCAAATCACCAAAGTAAGCATAAGTTGGTTGCTCGTAATCGTATTCAACTTCTAAAGTAACACCGTCTTCCAATTGCAAATGCGTAATCATTTCCATGCCTCCAATATAACCCAAGAATGGCCTTTCTTAACGGCCTTTAGTTTGCCGTGTGAGCAAAGATACCTCACCCAGCGACCTGACTTGCCCATCTGCGCTGCTATTTCTTCTACCGTGTAAATTGACACTACTATCTCCTATTCCAAAGTTGGTATTATACTCCTGCATTTCTAACTCGTCCATTACTTCAGCCTGGTATTGTTGCTGGCTCATATACAAAGTCCTCCTCGTTAAGACCGTCTGCAAAACTCTCAAACAAATCTACAAAATTATCTAAAATGTAATCCTCGTTATGGTAGCCCTCACCTAAACACCAGTTCCAAAACGCAGCCTCATGCTTTTCTTCTGTAGCTTCCCAATCTATGTTTTTAGGAAATGTCATATTAGGCCACCAATAGCAAGTATAAGAAAATTGACAATAAGACTACACCAACAAAGCAAATGCCTTCTATCCATGGTGTAAGGTCTGTTTTAGGTTTGTAATTTTTGTAATCAGTCATTTGTCCATCCCCTTGAAGTGTTATAAGCAGCTACAGCGTTATCATTTGCACGAAGTTGCTCAGGTGTAAATTGGCTCATGTAATTAGCTAAATGGCGTTTGATAACTACATCGTAAACAGAACGAGTTACATCTTTAACAGATTGTGCATCTAAACCAATTAAAAGATTTTCTGCGTCATCTTGTTTTTCTAAAGACTTAACAACAATGTCATCGGGAATCATAACCTTTGATTGACCTTCTAATAATTCCCAGTACACATCAAATGTTTTGCCTCGTAGATGTGGGTTTGAGCTGTAAATAATTGCTGTATCTAAATTCATGTTAATCTCCTTTAATTGAAACGGTTGATTCAACACACCATTCATTATTAATTACATACCACCATTCATTGTGCATAAACTGACTAGCTGTAATAATAACGCCATCAATTTGAAATTGAGGAGCTGGTGTTAAATTTTCTTTTCTGCAATTAGGCTGATATGCCATGTTAATCTCCATTGCGTTGTTGATGTGTCCATTATATTCCAGTCTTGGAAGCTGTCAAGCATTATTTTGTAATTATTTAAAACATATATACCTTGACTTTTAATGCCATTTGTGCTAGACTGTTGGTAGTGGTATGATTAATGGCCTGGACTAGAGGTCGCAATTAATGATGCCTCTGGTGTCAAGGGTTGTTATTTAGGTGCTAGTCCCACCTAGGTAGCAACCCTTTTTTTTGGAGTAAAAAAATGCACTATTACCAATTTAACATTGGCGATTATTATAGTCATACAAAACATTTATCACCTATTGAGGATATTTGTTATCGCAGATTACTGGACTATTATTATTTACACGAAAAACCATTAACTAACGATATTGCAAAATTAGCTAGATTACTAATGTTAAATGAATATCAAGTGGAATTAATGACTGTGCTTGATGAATTTTTTGTTGTAGTTACTGAAGGCTTTATAAATCCTAGAGCAGACAAAGAAATTGAGCAATATCAATCATTTAGCGAGGCTGGTAAGCGTGGGGCTGCTAAGAGGTGGTCAAAGGGTGGTGATAGCGAGGTTATAGGGGGGCTATCAGGGGGTGTATCAGAGGCTAATGCTAACCATAAACCAATAACCACTAACCATAAACCATTAACCAGTAAACATAAAACAAATAACAAGCTTGATTATGAATTGGGTTATGGCTGGATTAATTATGAGGCTTTCCTAGAAAAAGCTGAAGTTGACTTCCCTTATGTTGACATTTTAAAAGAGTTTGATAAAGCTGGTGCTTGGATTAAAGAAAAACCAAGTCAAAGGCAAAAAACTGATTACAACAGATTTATGCTCAATTGGATTAAACGAGTAGCCGAAGTGACGCCAAACCCTAATGACATATTTTTGGGGGCTATATGATAAACAATCTATTAGGTCGCTTAAACAAAGTTAAGTCTACTGGCCGTAACTCTTACCTAGCGTGTTGCCCAGCTCACGATGACAGAAGCCCCAGCCTATCCATTAAAGAAGAGGCAGACGGCCACATACTATTACATTGCTTTGCAGGGTGCAGCGCTATTGATGTTGTCGGGGCAATAGGTGTTGACATTGGCGACTTGTTTCCAGAGCAGGTGCATCACAAAGCACCAGTTAAAAAGAAGTTTTACGCCACAGACATCTTAGAAGCTATCAAGTATGAGTCGCAAATCGTTCTCCTAGCAGCGTTTGAGCTAAAGAAAAATAAACCGCTTGACGAAACTGACTTACAGCGTTTACAGTTAGCTTACGAAAGAATTAGAGAGGCGGTAGATTATGAGTAACCTAGAAAGAGGCGCTACAGCTTTAGACGAGGCTAGGCGCAAACGAGCAAGCATGATGTTGCCAAAGGTTGACTTTGAAGGCTTTATGAAAGCCAGGGAAGAAGACAAGGCTAATGTTAAGTCAGCAAGCCAGTATCAGTCAGAGGTTGTAGACTACTTTTACAAAGACGAGCAGATGCAAGGCGTTAAGTTGCCTTGGGAAAAGACCTTTGACCAGTTTAGGTTGCGTCTAGGTGAGGTAAGTCTGTGGTCAGGTATAAACGGCCATGGTAAGAGTCAGCTAGTGGGACAAGTGATTAACTCTATCGTGCAACAGGATTTTAAGGTCTGTGTGGCCTCGTTTGAGATGCACCCATACTCAACCCTACAGCGTATGACTAGACAAGCCACAGGGACAGAGAAACCGACAGAGAAGTTTATCGGTGAATACTTTACATTCTTAGATAACAGGTTGTATATGTATGACCAGCAAGGGACTGTAAACGGTGAGCGTGTAATTGCTGTTTTGTATTATGTGGCTGAAACGCTAGGTGTGCAGCATTTTGTGATTGACAGCTTAATGAAGTGCGGTGTAAGGTCTGATGACATGAACGCTCAAAAGGAGTTCTTGGATAAGCTTTGTGCAGC